TAGGATCAGTACCATTGCCAGCAACCGTATCTGTCGGGTCAATCGTCCGCCATTTGCCGACATTGTTAACGCCAAACTTCTCAGGAATGACGTACATCGTGTCATTGCCAGAGGTGCCGCCAACCTTCACAATCTTCAAGAGATTGCAATTGACATCAGTCATGGCAGTACCGGCAACATCCTCGCCAATGTAAGCAGCAGCTCTTTCGAGAATCGTGCCGACAGCGGTAGGCTGGTACGGAGAAGCTTCAAAAGCCTGAGCATCGCTCGGACTCTTCAGCTGCAACCAGCACAAAACATCAGCCGCTTCATCAGTAATGAAGTGATACTCGGCAGTGAAGTGACGCATGACGAAGTACTCGTCTTCCATCCACTCAAACCGAGGCTGCTTGGCGTTGACTTTCGCCAGTTGTCCAAGCAGGACATAAAAAGGGGCATCCGTGGGAGAGAGCATGTGAATCTTGTCAGCCATGTCGAGCACGACACGCTTATCGTAGACACCACCAGTTCCCTCGCCAGGATAAAACCCAGAGCCATAGCGACCTGTAGGGTCGCTTCCAGACAATCCGCTCATTTTCAGGTTCTCCTAACTAAAACCCGAGTTCGGTCGCCAGCTGTTTCTTCCTGCCAATTGCCACGATGTCATCAGCCATAGCTTCCTCAAGAGATTGATCAACCTCAACGTGGCCAGCTACGGTTCCAAGAGATGGAGTCATATTTTGGACTCGCTCCACTTGATCGACAACCTCAGTTCTGCCACGGTTTTCAGCCGCAGCTTCACCAAGACCCCGGTTCACACCAGAGTAGATGTCCATCAGTGTCACCTGCCCGCTCTTGACCTTCTCGTAAAACTCCTTCAGGGCTTCATCTGAAACATCGGGGTATTGCTTTCTAACCTGAGCTTCGAACTCGGCTACTTCTTGCTGTTGGTTTTGCTCTCGCTGGACATCGTCTTTGGCGGATTGAACTGCCTTCTGCACTTCTTGCTGAATCATATTCGAAAGCTGATTGGGACTGAGGGTGAGATTACCTGTCGGGTCTCCGTCCTCATCCACCTCACGCCGCATATCCGGCGTTTGCTCTTTGCTGTAAAAGTTCACGATGTGCTTTCTCAGTTCAGGGTTGCCATCAACTGCCTTTAAGAGCGTTTCATACTTCCCAGCCAACTCAACCGCAGGCTTTGCACTGCTCAGATTCTGCTGGGCTGTACCAAGAGCCGATTCAGACGCTTGGTAAGCTTTCTCCAGATCCTGAACAGTGTCAAACTTGCCTAAGATTTTCTCCGCAGGCTTGGGTTTTGGAGCGTCTACTCCCTTTGACGATTTCGGAGCAAGCTTCGAATCGTCCATTTCGTTACCGGCCTCAGCGAGGTTGCGGTCACGTTGCGCTATCACATCAGGCATGCTGCGCCTGAGATACTCTTCAGTGGCACTGACTCGAGGTTTATCCCCAGTCAAGACCTCTCTTGTGTCCGGGCCTTTCTCAAGGTTGCCGTCTTTGTCGCTCATACTCTACTCCTTGCCGGTCCCTTTGCTGGGATTGCGGCTACTTGATTGCTTCTCTTTAAAAGCAACCTTCTCCTCACGCCGGTCAAGCTCCATAGTTTTTCTATGGGTGTCCTTTGCGAGGTCCATCATACCCCTTATCAGCTTCTGTTCAGCTGCGGTCTCAATGAACTCGGCCTCTTCAAGGTTGCGATATTGATCCGCCTCTGACTTAATCCGCATCTGCACGTTTCCACGCATAAGGGTTTGCTGGATTCCTTCCATCCGCTTGAGCTGCTCATTCGCTGATTCCAAGGCCTGCCTGAGTTGAGCGTTTTCGCCCATCCTCTCGATAAGGTCCGACCTATTCGGAATATCTAGCTGCTCAAGAACTGCTTGACGATCTATCAGCTGCATCCTGTAGAGTTCAAGGAAGTGCTGCTGCATTGCCGTCCTGTTGGTCGGGGCCAGTTTCCCCGACCGGATGGTAACATCGTAACGTCTATGACCAAGAGTGTTGTTATACACCATGCCTCCAGCAGGGCTTACCCCGGAAGGCTGATTCAGCATGACCGTTTTGACTGACCCTTCATCGCCAGTGATCCGGATCATCTTTTGAATCCGATAAACATCTCTTGAATAGTCTATGATGAGCCTGCCGACATTCTGCTTGGCCGCACTGAGCATCGTGAATGAAGAGTGGAGCCTTCTGGCCCCGTACTCCTCAATAGCCATTGTGGCCGCAAACGTCTCAGGCGCTCCAGAAGAGTCCCCCTGCGCCAGAGGGAAGATCCCGGTAGCATATTCGACATCGTGCTTCGCCTCCGTCTCCAAGGCATAGAGAGCGTTTGGCATCGCCGGAGGGAACACGGGTGTCGGCTTCTCAAATCCAAGCTTGTAGGGCAGCCTCTGTCCAGAGATCGCACTTGCCCTGTCCCACAGTCTCGGGTCAACAGCGCCCTCCTCGTGCAACCACTTGGAGTTGGCAGTATTGGTGGCATGGGAGATCATTAGCTGTCTGCGCTTATTGATCTCGTCCTGAATGCCCTTGATGTATCTGACATCACCCATCGGGAACGGTGTTCCTGTCCATACATTTGGAACAGGAACGATCGGGTAGATGTTGGTATTTAGGATCTCACTGGAGATGGAGGTGTCATTACCGGCAGAGGTGTGCTTCAGGATCTTGGTCTTGAACACCTTGGTCGTCTGAAAGTCGGGCCGATCCTTATAAGTCGAAGAATATTCCTCAGCTGTAACAACGGCGTGGGTTCCAAGGATGTGGTTCCTCACAATGTAGTGGGGCAGCTTAACCTTGGAGTATCTCTCAATTATCCTGACCAGAAGATTGTCGTCTTCGCTGTTGGTGATCCATCCATCGTACATTGACAGCTCACCGGGAGTCTGAACGCTCTCAGCCGAATGGTTGCCACTGGTCTCGTAGTCCTCTGTGTGGCAAAGCTCGCCAGCAGCCTTGGTCAGCGCTGCCGCATGTCTCGGGTAGAGCCTTTTTGCGAGACCAAGCTTGATGATCTGGCTGACAACGATGTGCGTTGCGTCAGAGTAGTCTGGCTTTCTTGCGGCTGGGTCCACATAGACAATGTCTGGAGGGAGTGCCGCAACCTTAACCTCGCCACGACCATCGTCCTCTTCACGATCAACGTGAACGTGGTAGTAGCCCACACCTCTAACAACATGATCACGCTTGACCTCCATCTCGACTAGCTCGAAATCAGAGTTCTGAAGCACGTATTCGATGACATCCGAATAGAGATCCGCTGTCACGTTGTCGTCAACATCAATCGGGACGGCCCGAATAACTGGTTTGTGAACGCTGAGCTGTGCCAGCTTCTGCTGACAGGCGGGGAAGACCCTGTTGATTACAAGTGGAGCCGCACCTTTCTGGCGAAGCTCCTTCTCCTGCTTGGCTGTCCACTGCTTTCCAAGGAAGTAGTCCATGTCTTCAGAAGACTGTGAGGACCAAGTAGACCTTGAAGCCCTGAATGACTCGTACACCTCACGATTCTTCATCGCTGGGGTGACTGTGCCTTTTTTGGCTTGGCTCATAATGACATCCAATCCACCTCTACTTCTTCTTCGTAGAAGTCCTCAAAATCATCAACACTCCCCATCGCACACTCAAGAGCATTTTCGATGCAATTGTGAAGAGCATCAAGCGTATCGTCGTTCTTGCCTTTAGGGTAGGCAAGCAGCTCAGCTTCAAGCTGACTCTGATTCTCTTTAAGGTGAACCTGATGCGCCCTGAAGTACGGCTGCATTCCAGCGATCCTAATATTCTTCGCCACCCGTGGCTTAACCTCAAAGATGGGGAAGTAGATATTCTTCCTGATCATCTCTTTGCGGGCAAAGATGGCAAGGGCCTCCTGATATGCCGTAGTCTCGACTATAAACCTGAGAGGCTTGTACCTGAACTGCATCTGGAACATTTCCTTGATAACCCGATCGGGCTCACCCCGAAACCTTAGATAGTCCCCAACGAAGAACCTACCGTCCGAAGCAACGCCAACTGGCATAATACAGTTAAAGTCTCCACGAGAAGATATCGCAGGATCTATCCCTACGAAGATATTAACAGGTATAATAGATGTTGAGCCGTCATCGTTGTTGATGAAGGCTACGGAATGCCCATCCTTTACGCCCAACCTGCCTGACCAGAACCTGAAGTCCTCCCTGAGGAACAGTTGCTCCTCTGGATTGGAAGGCATGTTCCGGTATTCTTGGTAATACATATGGACCAGCCCACGGCGGCGATATGATTCCTTAATCGCCATGAGCTGGTCCCATGATTTGTTCTCCGGCCACAGGGGTATCTTGTTGTCGGAATCCATCTCGCAGTCATACCTTAGCGTCTTATATGTGGGGTCAGCCTCCACATCTTGAAGCCACGTATCATTGTGTATCACGGTTCCGATAGCAGTAAGAATACCATCATGGGCCAGAGAAGGCTCTACGGCTCCAGATACCCAGTCCTTGTTTCTGGAGCGGTTGTCGTGAGTGAGAGAGTTGCCCTCACTTTCAAAGTCATCAAGAATGATGTCGGTTGGGCGGGTGTGGCGGAAGATCATCCCACGGACCTTCTGCCTTGTTCCAACAGCCTTTATCCTCACTCCATTGGAAGTGACGATATCATCAGCACCCCAAGGCTCACCCTTCAGGTCACCAAAGTAATACCGGAGGCGGGCGTTCTCCTCGATCTCCATCTTGATATCGGAGAGAAAGTTGATCGCCTGATCCTGAGACTCTGAGACGATCACGATAAAGCGAGGGTCATCATCTGGGTGTTTGGTAATGATTTTCCACATGGGATAAAAAAACGAGGTCAGCGTTGATTTTGCGTGACCTCGTGGAGCCTTGATGGCTCGCCTCTTCTTGCTATTGTCTTGCAGGAGGGCGTAGATCTCCTCGTGGAAATCAGGAATCCTGAGTTTCGCCGCTTTCGGGAACAGGGCTTTCGCCATAAACGGAATCGACTTGGCCATCCGCACTCTCATCTGAGAGCGCTTCCGGTTCTCGTCCGTCTGCTGAATCATCTGGCTGGTGTGAACTTGCTGTGCTGTCTGCAACTTCTGCACCTTCTATTAAATTCAGGTCTATTTCCGCATCTATCTCTTTGATTTCGGCTTCGGTTATTCCTGCACCTAACATTACTACAGCCTTTTCATGCTTGCTGTCAAGCATTTGTAGTATTTTTGCTAAATTTTCTAAGGCACGAGCCCTTGTCGTCTCATTTACCCCCTCCTCGAAAAGCTCCTTGAACCCTCCGATGACATAGTCCTCGTCCACACCCTGTCTCGCAGCCAGCTCTCTGATTCTGTCTTTCACGGCTTCCTGCACATTCGCTCTTGCCACGTAGACTGCGGCCCGCTCACCAACGCCCCTCTCGTTCTTGTCCCTGCCAGAGGCCATAGCATAGGCCAGCTTCTGGTCCCAAGTCCGAGTATAGACTTCAGTGAACAGTCGCTCTCTCTTCGTGAGCTTTCTGTTCGGATCCTTCCATTGTGGGTATTTCCCGCCGAAGGATGTGCGGTTTTCCCTGACTTCTGTTGTCATCCGGACTCCGGGACTGGTAACAAATGTCCCGGTGGCAATCCTGAGCCAGTCATAACTGCTTCTGGTTCCGCCCCTTGTGAGGACTTCGACCACCATGTCATCGTCAGTTCTTGCCCAGTCCCCAATTTGGCAGGCTCTCCAAGGCTTCCACCTGAGGCCAACGTCCTCAGCTTCGCCAATAGTGTAGTAGACATGCTCTACACCATTGACCTCATGCTTAACCACCGCTGCCGTCCACAGTTGCGATCCTAGAGCCCGGAATGCTCGGGAGGTCAATTCCATCATCCACGGCCAGTATCTCGCTCTCAGAGCAAATGAGCCATTGTCCGTCCAGTTTAGCATACTCTCTGGGGGTCACGATAGCAACATCACCAGCGACAACACGCTTACAGCCCTCTCCAACCGCCTTGACAGTAATCCGGACGTAACTAGAATCCAGCTGCATCCCCTCCGGCAGGATCAAGCCTGATGGGGGCTTCGACTCTATCGTTGTCATCGGATCCAACAGCACTGTCGTCCCGAATATCTTCATTGTTCCCTCCGTATTGCATTGAAAACATGTCCCTTGTGAGATCCCAGAGCCTGACCTCTTGAGGCTCCCCGCCAATACTCATGTCACCCTTCATCACTCCGATGAAGTGGAACCCAAGAGCCTTGAGTATCAGGTTGCTTTTCCTGTTTCCGGGAACATATGCGATAATCTTGTTAACGCCCAGAAAGCCAAAGCAGTATCCAGCCAACTGGATCATAAAGCTTCGTTTTCCAGGAGTTAAAATCTTCCCAGACATGACGGGGTCTTGGAATCTTACGATTCTTCGTTGTCGAGCATCAAATCGAGTCCTACCAGCAGCAATGACATCAGGCCGAGCCGCAAAGTTCAGGGTTACACTGTCTGGGGGGGAGTAATTCGTCAGCCAGCACATCCCTAAATTTCGAGCCCTCTTGCCGACCATATCCAATGCGAATATGTAGGCGTTAGAGAGGTTCCCCTCAAGTGTCGCCGGATGGCGAAGCCATCTATCGAGCATCAGGTCACTTGCAGTCAAGATGCTCTTCATCGTCGCCATATCGGGAAACACTCGGCGCAGCGTCACTTCAGGCATCAGCCCCCCGGTCTCTGAGGAGGACCACCGGGGATGTCCCGGCCTCTGATCACTCCGGGCGGTAGGGCTGGCTCAGGAGCTTCAAAAGCGAGTTCTGCCCCTGCCGCATCAGCGTCCGCTTCATCTGCCTCGTAAGTTTCGAGAAACGTATCACGAGGGATAATGGTGAACCTCCCGTCAACACCGATCGTCAGGAAGTCTCCAGCTTCGCCACCGCCCTTCGACCGGGGTGTCTCAATCATCATCGGCTCTTTCAAGACAAAAGCGTTCTCCGCTGTGGGAGTGTGCTTAAACTTCGCCATTCTGGGTCTCCTCTTCCTTCTCGGGGGGTTTTGTCGCTGCGGGACGGCCACGCTTGACTTCTTCGAAGTCCAGCTTCCAGTTGCCACGCATACCGGCGGCCATCTTGTTGGTAACTACAGCCACATGCTTCTCTTCGCACTGAAGTGTGCCAACGGCGTATTCGACATCATTGGCACCGCCATTGTCACGATACATCCTGAACTCCAACTTTTTCATCCTAACCCTCCTGCGCTCTGTAGTTCGAAATATGAGAATCCAGCTCTTTGCAGATCTCAATTGGAACATCCACGATCTTCATCCCACTGGCCAAGGTGATCTCGCCAAGAGTACCCCTTGACTGCCAAGTTATCAGCAGAACGTCCTCAGGCCAGTGGATACGCCACTTGAGGCCCCTAAGTTCGAACTTGAAAGCCTTGCGGTAGGCCACAACGTCTTGTCTGCCAACCAGTTCATCACCGAGCTTAGCCATTGGTGGCCTCCCCATTGGTCTCTTCCAAGAAGGCCGGTCCCCAAGCCTTGCCCAGCCTGTTGTTCAGCTGCTTGACCACGATGGAGACGAGGAATTTGACCATGAGGGTCTTCATTCCACCAGCCCACCGCATATACCACGGCCACTGCCACGCTCTGGCGATAGTAGCTGCGGCTGCCTGCAACTTATGTTCTCCATGGGCCAATTCTTCGGCATTCTCAGCAAGCAGTTCGATCCCGAGGACCACCTGTTCGATCACATTGGTCAAAAGGTCAACATTGTGCTTGAATTCTTCGAACGGACCCTTGAATTCATCCTCGTCATGGTCCCAGAACTTCCAGTCGAAGCCGCCTTGGTCCGCAGGGCGAGAGATATCTGCGATTGCAGCCTGAATAGACGGGCCATTCAGGGCTCCGAGCAGATCGGTCAAGATCTTCTTCCAATCCATGCTAATCCTCCTCTACGAGTTGCCAGTCAAATGCCAGCAAATCGGTTTGAGATGCCACCCAAGGGACCAGAAGGGCCTCCTTGGTGGAAATATAAATGTAAGGGAGAGTTATCTTTGTGCCTTTTGATGGGAACTGCATCCGGATGAACTGACCGAGACCATTCCAGCCTACCCGATAGACCTTCCTGCCGCTCCAAAGCTCTTGCAGCGCCCACCCAAATCCCTGAGCTTCCATTCCAACCTCTCTCGATTGAGTTGCTACACATATATGCACTAACGTGGTTATGTGTCAACAAAAAAAGTTCCCCGGCAAAAGCTAGGGAACCTCAGGGCCGTCTCAAGCCCCATACCACACCGAAAGGAGGACGGTCTTACAGTGGCACAGCTTGGATCAGGAGTCAAGCTCTTTTGCTGCTGAGGGCAGCTGAGCCATAAGCGTGTAGTCTTCCGCCTTATCGGAGAGATAGTCTCTCTGGAGCAGGCAGAGGACCACTGCTTTCTTTTCTGGTCGTAGATCTTTGAATGGAACACCGTAAGAGGACTCTGAGATGCCGTTGACTAAGCTTTTGGCTATCTCCAGCGTCATTGTGGCTCCTCCCCATCGAAGAGGACCAATTGAACCAAGCCCTCAGCCTCTCCCGGCTGATCGGACTCAATCACCACAATCCGATCCTTCACGCCCTCCCTCAAGTAGTTCTCAAGCTCCCGAACCGCCCCCCCAATACCACGCAATTCCCGTAACAACAACAACTGGAACTCTGTCAGAGAAGACATGAAACCTCCTTGAAGGGAAGACCTCAACTCTACCACAGCATCAACATTGGTACTACTACCAAATAAAAAGAAAGAAAAGACAAAGAAAAGCTTGTACACCTGCAACTCTACGTGATAGCTTGACACGTGTGGTAGGATGGAGGATGGGTGGTTGGGACGTTCCTACAACTTCTTCTCTCATATTTCCAACAAATACATAGCTCTGTTGCAACTATCAAAAGCTTCCAACCTGATACAGGAGGAGCAGCAACAGAAGACACCAGCTCGAAACTGGATCCACTACATACAACTCTGGCCAGAGCCTGAGATGCTTCCCCGCTTTTCAAAACAACTCGTACTTTCCTGTAGGGTGTTATACCTACGGACCCGCCCCCTCCGAATCAGGGCCTACCGGTCCCCGATTCAAATGAACTGACTCAGCAGCGCAGGAACGCTGCTGATTCAGCTCCTTTGACTCGCTGACCGCTTGCCTGAT